ATCCTAAACCTTTATATGTTTCTTCAAAGAGTTTGTGTTCATACATTTGTGAGATAACACAAAACTTAAACTCTTCTTCTTTTGTATTAGAATAATTTTTATAAACAATTTCTAATACATCACAATCCATGTCAGGAGCTTTGTCCATATCCATTTGCATTTTTTCTGAAAGCACAGCTTCTGGGTAAGCATGAATAATATCTTTCATTTTTATTTTTCTATTTCTAAATACATGATCTACTTTGTCATCATGTCCTGCATCTAAAACTATTTGTGGTAATGGGATTGCTTTAAATTTAACTGGCTGTATTGCATCTCCCTCTTCTACTAACAGTACACCAGTACCTACAGCACAATCTAAAAATGTTTCATGTACTTCTTGTGAGAAGTTAGAGTTTTGTAATATTTCAAAAACATATTCTGTAACTTGATCTAATTCTAAATTAACATCTTTCTGTTCGTCTTTAGGTATTTCTGTACCAGCAACAAAATCTGCCCATCTTGCATAGTTAGGAACAATACCTGATTGTAATCTACTAGCAAATTCTTGGACACCTACTACAGCAGTTTCATCAAAAATTCTATCAGATCGTCTTCTACCTATTGACTCGCTATAAAAACTTTCTCTCTGTGGTAAAGCAAATTCATAGCACTCTTCAAATGTAGATAGCCACATATCTTTAATTGCTTTAGCATTATTAAAACGAGTAATTAATCTTTTAACATTGCTTTCAGAATAGTTCTCAACTATTTTTGGTTTAACATCTACTACCATCTATGCTCCTAAAGTATCTTTAGACATTAGACTGGATGAGATTTCAAAACCCTGTCCGCCTCTTCTACCTGATAAAAGTGATCTTCGACCTCTTCTACCTGAGTATGCCGCAACTCTATCTTCAAATGCTTTTTGTTTGTTAGCAGTTCTTTCTGCTTCTTGTTCTTTACGCATTCTTAGTCTTTGTTGCTTTACACTTTCCTCTTCAACAATAGGAGGTGGTGGTGGCGGAGGAGATGGTTTAAATGGCCCTGCACACATAACTATCTTCTCCTTTCATAAACTGATTTTGGTTTAACATCAAATACATTAAAATTCCTTTTCGCAACTACAGGTTTATTAGATTTATTTCCAATAGTCAATGCTCTTCCCTCTCCTGCTCCTAATAATAAATATTGTAAAGCATCATGGACATGAGAAAATCTATTCTTGTTTGGCTTTTCATCATACCTTTCTCCTGATACTTGGAGTCTTCTATAGTGATAACCACCAGTAAAACCTTTAATTAAGTTGTTACATTTGTTATCTATAATCATTCCAGACTCTCCATCTACCATTCTATTTAGTACAGATGATACTGATTCTAATCTAAGAGTTACATCATTAGATGGTGCTGGTCTTGCATGAATACCTTTGCCACGCATAATTTGAAAGGGTGTACTTTCATCTGTTTGTACTCTATGATCCCCTGCTGGATCGCCAAATATTACAAATTCTCTTGGTAGATATTGTGCCATTACTTGTTTCATTAAATCAGAAAATTTAACTATACCCATATCTTCTGCTACTAGTTCATCAAAAATTACCCATCTATTTCTTATTCTTTGTGCAAATACACAAGCAGGTGTTAATCCAAAATCTATTCCACAGAATATAGGAACACCATCTGCAATAGCTATATCTCCTTTTGCAATATGTACTTGTTCATTAAATGATTCATAAACTGGTTTGCCATCTTCTACTTGTCCTAATTTATTTAATACATAAACATCAATCCATGATTTAGTTTTACCTCGTATAATATTTTTATAATAATTTGGAGTTAAGTTTTTTTGGTTCTCCATAAGTTTATTATTTTCATATCCCTCTATCTCATTTTCTTTATTCTTAAGTTCTAACATAGCAGGAGGTTGATTATAGAAAGACCAGTTATCAGGTTTAACTAACATCTTAGCTTCTTGTTTAGTTATGTAATCAGGAATGATTGTTTCTCCTGCCATAATAGACCACCAATGATCTGTGTCAGGTGGGTTAGTATCTGCTATAACTCCATACCAACTTGGGCCACCATCTCTCATAGATGGATAACGACCTACCCTCATGGAACAAGCATCTACAATAGACTTAGGTATTTCTCTTGCTTCATTAATCCAAACACCAGTAAGTTCTAAAGATAATAATTTTTTTACATCTTCTGGTCTATCAAGTGCTAAGAATATAACTTCAAGTTCTATATCTCCTTTTTTAATATTGTGAGTATAAGGAACACTCCAACCAAATCTTCCCCATTCTTCTTCAGGAAACCAATCAAGCCAAGTTTTAATTGTTGTTGTTTTTAACTGTGGGTTAGTATTTCTTATGACAGCCCATCTTGATTTTCTTTTTCCATCATCAGATGGTTTTTGCATTAATGCTCTTCTAATAACTTCTATACAACAAGCAACAGATTTACCACTACCTACTGGCCCTCGCAGTCCTCTAAGAAAGTTATTATCTTTTAAAAAATTTTTAAGGGTTGCCCCATCTGGTTTATAATTTAGTGATCCCATAATCCACTGCTAATTTAATTAGTTTCTCTCTTGCATTATCAGAAAGAGATTCAATGATTCTATCTGCTTCTTGGTCATTAACATGGGATGCAGGATAATGTTTCATGTGTTGTGTTCTTACAACCTTACGAAGTATCTGCAAATCTTTTATTGCAACCTTAGTAAAGATACTCATAGTGCTTGATTCATTATCTGTTCTTTAGCCATCTTAGTTGCTTCTTCTTCAGAATGACCTTTTAACATTTTAAACTCTATGTATTCTTTTATTCTCTTAGCTGTGTATTCTTCTTTAGCTTTCTTCTCGTTTTCCATCATCTGAGTTGCTCTCATCTGATTCTTCTGTAGTATTGATTGCTTCTTTGGTTCGGATTTTTCTGGCTTCTTCATAATTTTCCTTTGTATTATTTCTTCCATCAGGGAATGTTGTTTTAGGTACTCTCTTCATTTATATCCTCATATGTTATACGAAAACCTGCTGGACAAAAAAAATTTTTAAACTCTTCTTGTGTTAAGATATGTTCTTCAACAAGTTCGACATCATCTTTCTTCCATACCTTTATCAAATATTTATTATTTTTTAAAGCCACTTTTCATGTTGTCATAAGCTGACTTAGAGATAGTTGATTTAGCTTTACTCTTAGATGTACCAGCTTTCTTCTTTTTATTAATATAGTAATACAAGCCTTTTTTAACTTTCTTACCATCTTTTCTTACATGTGTTTTCTTTTCTCCATAAGACGCTTTATCTGTGGGCATTATGCTTTTCCTTTCTTTTTTCTGTTTTTTAATCGTACTGCCATTGCCTTAGCTTTCTTTCTAGCATCAGCTTTGGATGATGCACCCCAAGCTTTTAGCGATAGTAGTAATCTTGTAGGCTTACCATTCTTATATTCAGGCCCTTTCATGTTTCCCATTCTAGCAAGGAAAGATGATCTTCTAGGATTGTCGCCTGACTTAACAGGTGCTTTTAATTTGCCGCCCTTATAAGATGCACGACCTTTAGCATTGAGTCCTCCTTTAGGATTCTTCCCTGCCTTTCTTTGCCATGCTGGTGTTTTATATGCCATAACCAAATCTATAGCACAAGTTGATCGAACCTTGAAGAACTATATTGTGTGTACAGTACCCCCCTCACTTGTCGTTGCCTAGTTTTTGGGGGTGGGGTAACCATCACACGACACTATCCCTGTAATTTCTACGATAAGTCTATGTTAATGGAGAAATTACCGCCAACTAGATGTTGGTGTTTCTCAGGGGCTTTGAAACCTGCCCTGTCGAGTATGTCCTTACTAGCTTCCAGCTGTACATACTCACTCTTAGCCCCCTGAGAAAGGGATAGTAGTCGTGCTGATGCTTTGGCTGAAGACAATCCGAAGCTTCTTTGAATCTCAGACATCATGTATGCCTGTACCTCAGGTTTTCGTAGCATCTTAGAAGCACTAACTCTAGCTGAATTACCCTTGTAACCAGCGAGTTTTGAAGCTTCTGTAATGGTACATCCTTTGGATACTAAGGTATCAACTAATAGCTTAGCTTTGGCTGAGATTCCAGCTTTCGGATTGACCTTTTGTGCGTATCTTTCAAGTGTCTTTG